CGGAAGGAGTACAACTCCTCTAACCGTACGGCTTCTCAGATGCCTTGGGGCTCTACTTACGTTCTAATCGACACCAAAGATCTGTTGAGCGAGAAAGGGTTCAATGAGTTCCCCTACCTGGTGCCCAGGTTTTCCGTAGCTCAAGGGGAAGTCTATGGCCGGGGTCCTGGGATGATCGCTCTGCCCGACACCAAACAGCTCAACCAGATGGAACAGGACATCATGAGGGCGGCCCAGAAAAAGATTGACCCTCCGGTCTTGATGGTTAAAGATTCTTTTGTGGGCCCCATCCGTTTTACCCCTTCCGGTGTCTCCTATGTCCGGGGAACTTCGGCTAGCGACAAGATGGCTGCTTTCCCCATGCCGGGAGACCTGGGGTACGGTGAACAGAAAGAGGAACAGAAACGCCAGGCCATTGGCAACATCTTCTACAACAATATGCTTCAATTGGTAGAAAAGGACCGAATGACCGCTGCCGAGGTCTACCAACGCACCGAAGAGAAGTTGCGGCTCATGGGCCCCATGCTGGGCAGGTTGCAGTCAGAGTTTTTAGAGCCTTTGATCGGGCGTCTTTTCGGGATCATGCTGCGTCAAGGACTGCTGCCTTCTCCTCCTCGAATTATGCGGGGGCATGAACTGCACGTTCAATTCGTGTCTCCCCTGGCCAAAGCTCAGAGGGTAACCGAAGCACAGGGCATTATGCGCACTTTAGAAATGATGCTGCCGGCTGCCAACATTAAACCCGAAATCCTGGATGTCCTGGATTGGGACAAAACCATCCGGCACATTGCCGATGTTAATTCGGTACCGGCAGTCCTGGTCTTTCCGGAAGCGGTAGTGGCTCAGAAACGGGCAGCCAAGGCTAAGCTGATTCAGCAGCAACAGCAGATGGAACAACTACAGGCCCTGAGTAAGTCGGTGGGCCAGGTTGCCCCTGCCATGCAAAATGCTGGCGAGGCCGGTTCTCCCATAGATGGTTTGATGAACATGCTTAAGGGGGCTGGTGGTGGTGAACCAGGTGCTGGAGCCCCAGGACCGGTGGGTAATGTCTGATAACGAAGTGCGGGTAGTCCCGCCAGTTGAACCTGGCAGTGAGGAGGAGGCTCTTGAGTTGGAACGCTTGCTTAATTACGCCTCCTGCTTCTCCGGCCCCGCTGGGGAGTTTGTGTTGCGAGACCTGGCCGAGCAGTGTCTGGTGCAGGATTCCGTGTGTGTCCAGGGGAACTATAACCCCCACATGTCCGCTTTTCTGGATGGGCGTCGCTCCGTTGCCCTCCGGTGTTTGAGGTACGCTGGGAAAAAACTTTTCGGACTCTAAGGAGGTTTTATGCCGGATCCGCAGGTAGATGCAAACGGTAATCCGATTGTCCCGGAGCCGCCCCTTGGTGGTGACAAGAACTTTCTCCTGTCTCTACCGGAGGAACTTCAGAACGAACCCTCTCTCCAGGACTTCACCGGGGAAGATGGCCAGGTTAAACTGGCCCGGTCTTTCGTGGAAACTAAACGGATGGTGGGTGACCGGATTCCGATCCCCACTGATGAGAATGATCCCAAATGGGGTGAAGTTTATGCCAGGCTGGGACGTCCGGAAACAGCGGACAAGTACGAATTTCAGAAGGTGGAAGTGCCGGCCTCTTTGCCCATCGACGAAACGATGGTCAAGGGGTTCAAGGAAAAGGCTTTCGAATTGGGGTTGAGTGCCAAGGCTGCCAACGCTCTCAATGCTTGGTACTTAAATACCATGGGGGCGGTCCATACCAAAATCCTGGCAGATTACGACACTGAGGTCAAGGGACACGAAAGCAGAATTAAGGAGGCCTGGGGCGCCAACTTCGAACCGAACATGCAACTGGCGATGAAGACCTTTGAACGGTACGCTACACCTGAGATCAAAAAACAGGTGGAGGCCTCCGGCCTGGGCAATAACCCGTTCTTCGTCGAATTGTTCTATAAGGTGGGAACCGAAATGTCCGAAGACATTCTTCGGGGTGCGCCTCCGGCACTTCAGGGGATTGATGATGAGATCAAGACCCTGCGGTCCAGTGAGGCCTTCTTGAATGAGTTTCACCTGGAACATAAGCAAGCAGTAAAGAGGATGGACGAATTGATGCAAAAACGTTATCCCGAACCGGCGACTAGCTAACCACGCCCGCCCAGCAGGGATTGTTTCACCCTCCGGATTACCGCAAGGCCCGGACCTTGTTGTACCCGGAACGACGCAGGCCCAGGTGTTCCTGGACTACTTGCCAGTTCTGGTTGAAGAGATTGACCAACTAAAACTGGAGGTACGTTCATGAGCACCCAGATTACGACCGCATTTGCCAAGCAGTATTCTGCCAACTGCGAGATCGTGGTACAGCAGATCGAATCCCGCATCCGGGAACGGGCCATGATTGAGCCCATTGCCGGGGCTGAAAAAGCCTTCATGGATTACGTGGGTAAGGCCACTGTGACCCAGCGCACCACCCGGCACGGTGACACCACCTACTCCGACACCCCGCACTCCCGGCGTATGATCGTCACGGCACCTTACCAGGTGGCCGACCTGATCGACAAACCGGACCAGGTGCGGACCCTCATCGACCCGCAGAACAAGTACCTCATGGCATTTCGGGCTTCCATGAACCGGAAGATCGACAGTGTTCTGATGGTAGCCCTGCGGGGCAATGCCTACACCGGTGTGGATGGCGCTACCCCGGTAGCCCTTCCTTCCAGCCAAAAAGTGGCTATTGCCGGCACGGGTCTTACCGTGGGCAAGCTCATCAAGGCCTCGGAGATCCTGAATCTGGCCGACGTGCCCAGTGCCGAAGAGGGTGGGCCCAACTTCGAGCGCTTCATGGTCATCGGTCCCAAGCAGATTTCGGACCTGCTGGCCGAGGTCGAGGTTGGTTCTGCCGACTTCAACCTGGTGAAACCCTTGACCGAAGGTAAGGTTACCCGGTTCATGGGGTTCAACTTCATCCCCTCCAACCAGATTCCCAACGTCACCACCACCCGGTACTGTTTGGCCTGGGTGAAGGCTGGCGCTGGTTTGGCCCTGTCCTACGACATCACCGCCACCGTGGACCGTCTGCCTACCAAACAGAACAGTGTCCAGATTTATCTGGAGATGATGTTCGGCGCCACCCGGCTGCAGGAAGAGTGTGTGGTCGAGGTTGCCTGCCTGGAAAGCTAACCCCGGAGTAGTGCCGGGCGAATAATCTTAAGGAGAATGATATGGCGACTGGTACGTATTACGACACCAATTATGACAACCTGTACAACCAGATTCCGGCGAAACAGGTGCATGCGTCTTACTACGGTAAGACCTTCAGCATGCTTGGCACCTGTGAGACCCTCACCGCCACGGGTCTGGATGCAGGTTCCACCTTCTACATGTTCCGGCCGCCCAAAGGTAGCCGCTGGAACGGCGTCTGCGAGCTGTGGACGGATGATCTTACCACCTCCGTCACCTGTTCCGTGGGCATCGTCGGCACCACCGCCAAGTTTATGGCCCTGGTGTCCCACGCCGCAGCCGCTCTGACCCGGGCCGATGTCAGCGCCATTGACGCCGTAGGTTACGAGTTTGACGGTCTTACCGACGTCATCGTCACCACAGCCGGCGCCACCTGTCTGACTGCCAAGACCGTGACCTGTATGATGCAGGTCATCCTGGCATAGTTTCTCCCAGCCCTAACCCTAACCCCGGGCGAGGTGGTTAACCTCCTTTCCACCTCCCCGGGAACCCATATTGAGGAGATGGATATGGCCGATGAGAACACCACCCAAGTACCGGAAACCCTAGTAGGTTCTCCCCCTGTGGGTCCTACCACGGTTGATCTGGTGAGCTGGGCCAACATAGGCGCCAACTGTCTCAGGGGCTTGGAGCATGCCGAAGAGGTACTACGGGCGGTTCTCAAGGCCGAGCAGGACCTGGTCACCCTCACCGAACAGGTTGGGTCTTTGACGGATGAAGTGTCGGGGCTCACCAAGAAACGGGACGACCTGCAGCGCCAGATCAAGATCAAGGACAATGCCCTTTCCGACATGGACTCTTTGGTCAATACCCGGGGGGATTTGAACACCGAGATTGTCAGGCTGGGTGACACCAGAAACAGTTTGGCAAACCAGGTAGCCAGTTTAAGAATAGAGATGTACGACACCCGGCGCCGGTTTCAGGAATTGGCCGAGACCAAGCAAGCGGAACTGGTTACGTTGGAGCAGGGCATTGCCACGGCCCAGGCAGAGTTTGAGGCCCTCAAGAACCGTTGGGGTGTAGGCCAGGTGGCCTAAATGGGAAGCTTAACCCAATACACCCATAAGAAGGTTCTGGACCACGCCCTCAAGACGGCGTCTTATTCGCCACCCGCCACGATCTATGTAGGTCTGAGTACTGCCGACCCAACAGAGACCGGGGGAGGTTGGGCAGACCCTACCTATACCGGGTATGCCCGGAAGTCGATTGCTTTCGGCGCAGCCAGTGCCCGAGCTATAGCTCAGAACGCCTTGGTAACCTTTGACCAGTGTACCGCGGGGTCCAGTACTGTGACCCATTGGGGTCTTTGGGACCAGGCCAGCGGTGGTAATTTGATGGCGCATGGGGCCCTGTCTGCCTCTAAGTCCATCGTCGCGGGCAACACCCCTTCTCTGGCTTCTGGCCAGGTGACCGTAACTTTTAACGCTGCCGGGGTCTTCACGCCGATGACCCTCAGTATTCTGGATTGGTTGTTTCGGGCCCAGTCCTGGGCACAACCTACCAACGTCAAGATGGCTCTGTCTACCACCATCCCTACGGATGGCGGCCCCAATATCACCGAGCCTAGCAACAACTATGGCCAGATTACGCAGAACTCCTGGAATGCTGCTACCACGGCAACCCCGGGGCTGGCCGACAATAACGGCGATGTTACCTTTGCGGCGCCTTCCGGGTCTTGGGGTACCATCGTTTACGGGGTGGTTTATCTGGACACCAACCCTTTTGTCTATTTTGACGTCACCGACCAGGCCGTAGGTGTAGGTGACACGGTCAAAATTCTGTCCGGGACTGCCGACATTACCCTGACTTAAGGAGCTATCATGGGATTCGACACAATGAAGCTGGCAAAGATGGTAGCCCGGGGTGCTCCTTTAGCAACTCTCAATGAGGAGCACATGGAGTCTGCTGTAAGGGTCATGCAGGAACTGGATCCCCTGCCGTTAGACTTCGATATTACCGAAGTAGAGACCCGTATCCTGGGTCCAGGTCTTCCATCCACCACTTCGGCCCGGATAGCCAAGATCATCTACCGAACCCACTCTCGGGGTCCTGAGTGGGTCGAGAAATGGAACGATCGGGTTCTATCTACCCCTGATCCCGGGCAGGATGTTTTCCAGCCGGTGCCGGTGGAAGAGGTCACTCCGGAATTGACCGAGGCTTTCGACAAGGTGGTTTCGCTTCAAAAGGAGTTGGCACCCATGAAAGAGGAGGGGATTATTCCTCCCATCATGCCTCCGGTAATGGAACCGATTCAGGAGTAGCCCTTGGCAATCTCCTATCTCAACGTAGCAGCAGGGGCGTACACCTCGAACACGGTACCAGTGGCCGCCCCTGCGGGTTGCACCAATGGGGCAACCATCTTGATAGCCTGTATTTGGGTAAGGGGGGCTTCAGCGCCCACTATTACCAATCCCGCCAACTGGAATACCATTGGAACCGACATAACCCCTAATGATGGAAGCAATTATTGCAGAGGCAGGTTAGCCTGGAAACTTTGGGCAACAGGTGAAACCACCTACACCTGGACGACATCTGGAGCTGGATATGGAGAAGGGGTTATAATAGCCTTTAATGGCTGTCATACTACTTCCCCTATAGATGTCTATAATTCTACTTCTGGTTCAGGTGGAACTACTATATCAGTCGGACTTGTAAACACTACTACCTCAAGTCCAGGCCTGGTTTTCTTCCCTATGTCCTACGCTACTTCAAGTAGGACTTTTTCTTCTGAGACTTTTGCTGTAGCAGGAAACACCACAGAGGTAAACGATGTTGGTTCCCGTTGCACTATTGCTGGAAATTACAACCTTTGGACCGGTATCGGGTCAACGGGAAATGCTACGGCTACGGCTTCTGGAACTATGACAATTAGGGGTGGTTTCATTGTAGCCTTAAGAAAACTTGACGCTACAGTAAACTTAGCCTGTAGCCCAGCAACCTGCGTCACGGATACAAATACTCCAGGCCTGGATGTACAGAGAAACCTTTCTGGCGTAGCAACTCTGGCTGTGGCCACCAATACTCCGATTTTGAGTATAGCGGCTACTTATTACCTTTCCGGAGTGGCAGTCATGGATGTGGCCACCAACACACCGGTTCTGGGTATGGTCTACCCCTTGGCTGGAGTGGCAAGTCTGCAAACCGCTACTCCCGACCTCGACCTGAGGGTGCAACGTCCTATTTCGGGAGCGGCCGCTATCGTTTCTCGGACGGCTATTCCCTTCTCTGGCCAGGCAGACCGGGACTGGCCAGATTATTCCATAGTTCCCCAACCTGATCACCTTAACTGCTTTAATGGCAACTGGACCGACCAGGCGGCTCCTGGAAAAACCCCCTTAAGCTGGGGTTCTTATGGGACCAACTCCTGGACCACCGACTGGGCCGGAAGGGCGAACCATTGCCTATCAGTCGACTCTGCTGATGCGTATGCCTATCTTTCCGTAGATTCCCCAGATATTATGGATATTGGAGCCACCTGTACCGTGGTGTTTGATTTTAAGACAGACACTGACGTAACTGGATATTTTTACCTAGCACAGAATTTTCTCTATGTACCAGGAACTCCTGACAAATATTGGGGTTGGGGAGTGTATATTAGTGCGGGAATAGTAGGGTTTCAAAGTTGGAACGAAACCTTTCAAGGTTTAGCATGTCATGCAGTTGAAGCTCAAACTTATTATCAATTGGTAGGAACAATATCTGGTGGACTCATCACGTTATATCTTAACGGTCAACAGGTAGATCAACAATCTTGTGGAACACCAGGGGTAAATACTTCTGGTTGGGCATTTTTATTTTCAGGAATTAATAAAAAATATGCTAGGTTTGCTACATTCAAAGGCACCGCATTAAGCTCAACCCAGGTTCAGGCTCTTTATGACGCCTATGTAGATTGCGGTAACGGGTATATGAAACGTCACCCAGATGCTCCGGAAGAGGCCAGTGTTACCAAACTAAGTGTCAATCGTCCAGTATCTGGAGTAGCTACCTTGGAGACTACAGTTTCAGCTCCGGTTTTGAATACCGGGGGAGCAATCACCTACTTTCCAGGAGTGGCTGGTTTAACCACAGTTACCAGTGACCCAGTGGCTTCTATCCTGAGACCCCTGGCAGGAGTGGCGGCCGGGGTGACAGTTACCGGCAATGCAGCGCTTACCGTTTTAAAAGCTTTGGCTGGAATTGCCGCAATGGACTCGGTGGTATCAACTCCGGCTTTACTGGTTTTACGGGCCCTAAGTGGCCGTGCTGACATGGTTACCCAAACCTCTACCCCAGACCTTTACACTGGGGGAGAACTTCCTGAGAGTGGCTATGATTACAAATACCGATATGGATTTTAGGAGGACGTCATGGCTTTAACTGTCGTGCAGGGCAAACACAATGTCAATGTTACCCTGGATGGGTCCACCGATTTCGATATGGCGGCTACCGTCGTTTCGGGTTTCTCCATCATGCCAGATGGAGTGCGGTTGACCTCTGTCCAGTTTTACCCTAACGCTGCCGGAGACGTCTGCATCATCCGGGAAGGTAGCGCCACTGGGGTCATCATCATGAAGGCCAAGGATGTGGGCGGCGCCGGGGTACACCGGGAGTTCTACCCCCATTTCAAGAAACCCTTCATCAAGGGTTCGGAAGGAATCAGCGGCTCGATGGTCATCTTCGAGTTCATTTAGGAGTGAATCATGCCTGACGATGCCAAGCAGACTGAGATCATCAACCTGGCCTTACTGCAACTGGGTGGGGTGACTATTGCCGGAGTCTCCGAGGCTTCCCGGTCTGCTGGCGTCATGGCAGCCTTGTGGACTCCCATGTTAAAGGACGTTCTTCGAGACCATGCCTGGCCGTTTGCCAAAAAGCGAGTTACCCTAACTGTTACCACTACTCCGGTCTTTGGTTGGGATGCAGCCTATACTTTACCTACCGACCTGATGCGCATGGTCTGTCTGGGCGAACCAGATGAAGGCCTTAAGTGGAAAATAGAAGGAACCACCCTGGTCTGCAATGAGTCTTCAGCTAACATTCTTTATGTTCGCTATGTGGATGTTGCTACGGGGCCAGCGGGGGCCAGCGAGACCGGTCTGTACGACTCCAAATTTGAGACTGCCCTGGCTTACCGCCTGGCAGCCGAGGGAGCTGAAGCTATTACCGGTCGTACCGGGCGCCGGGAAGAGATGCTGAAGCTTTACCAGACCGCCCTTACCGATGCCGAAACCATCAGTAGCCAGGAGCAGACCGCCGATGAACAGGCTCCCAGTGGCTGGGTGGATGCGAGGAACTAATGCTGCTTCGACCCATTATCACCAACTTTACGGCTGGCGAAGTCAGTCCCAAGATGCTGGGGCGAGTAGACTTCAATAAGTACGGTAACGCCTGCAAACTGCTGGAGAACTTCATGGTGTGGCCGCAAGGCATGGCCTCCTTCCGGCCAGGCACCCGGTTTATAGCCGAGGTTAAAACCAACAGCAAAAAGACCCGGATAATTCCCTTCGAGTTTTCTACCACCCAGACTTATATCATTGAAGCTGGTGACCAGTATATGCGGTTTTACATGAACCAAGGCCAGATCATGAGTGGTGGACCCTATGAGATTTCCACCCCCTATCTGGAAGCCGACCTGTGGAAGATGAAGTTCTCCCAGTCTGCTGACGTTCTCTATATCTCCTGTGATGGCTACGTTCCTTATAAACTTTCTCGGACCGGACATACGTCCTGGACTTTAACGGCAATCACTTTCATTGATGGTCCTTATCTTGTAGAGGATCCCGACTTGAATATAGGCATGAAGCCGGCCGCCAAAACCGGCAATGGGGTAACCTTAAACGTTAAAGCTTTGGGCGCCGAGAAAGTTCAGAATGGCGATTTCGGTTATACCCCCGATGTCTATTGGACGGTAGGGTCTCAATGGGCAGCTACTGGACATTATTGCAACCACATTCCTTCAGGAAGCAGTTCAGGAGCTTCTGTTACCCAGGATATTTCTGTAGTTTCGGGACACACTTATGTGCTGTCATTCCAGCTTGGAGGTTGCACTGTTAGCGCCCTAACAGTCACCTGTGGAGGCCAAACTCTCTTAAACAGCACTCAGTCGAATGGTTATCATGTCGTGGAGTTCACTGCTTCTAGCAATGCGGTCCTCAGTTTCAGTGCTGACACCAATAGTATGACTGGTTGGTTTACCAACGTCTCTTGCCGGGAAATTACCGGTAATGGTACCTTCTTCGATTCTGGACATGTGGGCGCTTTCATCCGGTTAAAGCATCATGGAAAGTGGGGTTATGGTAAAATCGTTTCTGTCTCCAACGCTTACACTGCTACCGTGGACATCAAACGGGATTTTGGCGACACTGCCTGTACTCAGTGGTGGCGTGAAGGTGCCTGGAGTACCTACCGGGGTTTCCCCCGGCTGGTTAACTTCTTCGAAGACCGTCTTTATTGGGCCAGTAATTCCTATCGGCCGCAAACCGTATGGGGTTCCAAGGTAGCTGATTACGAAAACCATTCTCCGGACGAAACGGTTGAGGGCACTGACACTACAGCTTCGGCCGGCCGGATTGTCACTGATGCCTGCGGGGTGTCTTATACCATCAACGCCGACCAGGTCAACGTCTTTAAGTGGTTAAAACCGGGCACGGCTCTGTTAGCCGGAACTGCCCGGGGGCAGTGGAAACTGGCCGGGACCTCGGGTAACGACTACATTTCACCTTCGAGTATCTCAGCCAAACGCCAAACGAACCTCACCAGCTCCGACGTAGCCATCTCCTGCGATCATACCGTGGTTTTTTGGCAAGCTTTCGGCCGGCGTCTCATGGAGTTGGAGTACCAAATGGCCGTGGATTCTTTTGTGGCTACCGACCTATCCATGCTTTCCGACCACATCGGCCGGTCTCCCTGTGTAGAAATGTGTTACCTGCAAGAGCCCTTAAGTGCTATCCTGGGAGTCAGGGCAGACGGCCAGGCATTCATGTGTACCTATGAACGGGCTCACCAGGTAATCGGCTGGACCAGGTTTGTCACTGATGGCCAGTTTGAGGCCATTGCCACTATCGCCGGAGCTACCCGGTCCGAGATTTGGGCCGTGGTCAAACGCACCATCAACGGAACTACCAAACGCTACGTGGAGCTTTTGGAAGATCTGGAAAACTTCGAACAGGCCAGCATGAGTGACCTGTTTTACGTGGACTGCGGACTTACCTATAGTGGAGCTCCTACCACTACCCTTTCGGGTCTGGGACACCTGGAAGCTAAGACCGTGTCCGTGGTGGGAGATGGTTTGGTGCAGGCCTCCAAGGTAGTTTCCAGTGGCGTTATTTCCGGATTGACCCAAGCGTCCAAGTTTCAGGTGGGCTTACCATACGTGGGCACTGTGACTCCTGTAGAGACCGAACTGGCGATAGGTGGAGGGACTGGTCAATCCCGGGTGAAAAGAATTGCCCAGATGTCCATCCGACTTTATAAGACCTATGGAGGCAAGCATGGTCGGGACACCAGCCACCTGGATACCATACCCTTCGATTCTGGACAGATGTTTACCGGTGATAAACGGGTGATCTTCAACGGAGACTTTGACCGAAACGTCACTTTGACGGTGAGACAAGACCAACCGTATCCCTTTAATATATTGGCTATCATGCCCATCATGGCCCAGGAGGGGTAATGCAACTGGTTCCGTTTGAAGCGCACCATTATGTCACCCTGGCTTCCAAAGCCGGGACCCGAGCCCTGGTAGGAATGAGAGCTTGCGATATGTTGGCCCAGTTTCACCAGGACCACGGCATTGCTTTTTCCGCTCTTGATAAAGATGGCAACCTTTGTGGAGCTGCCGGAATTACCAGTCCTTGGGCTGGACTTGGGGAAGCCTGGACCCTGTTAACTCCTGAGGTCAAAGCCAGTTCATTTTTTCTGCACCGCAAGGTGGTTAGAATCATGAAAGGAATTATCCATAACAACGGATTTCATAGGGTTCAGAGTCAAGTGCAGTTATCGGACCCGGTGGCTGTAGCCTGGATTCTTCGACTTGGGTTCCACCAGGAAGCCTCTCTGGAAAAATATTCCACTACTCGGGAAGATTACGGACTCTTCGTGCTTTTCCCTAAAGGAAAGTGACATGGCAGACCCGGTTACCTTGGTAATGATAACCACGGCGATGAGTGCGCTGATGGCTGGAGCGCAGGGTATGGCTGCCTCTAGTCAAGCTCAGTATCAAAGTGAGGTAGCCAGTCAATCAGCAAAGTACACGGCTGAAATGGCAGATCGTAACCGTAAGATTTCCGAGTTTGCTGCCAAGGAAGCTTTGGCTAAAGGAGAAATGGAAGCTGGGGTAATTCGAGAAAAGGAAATGAAGACCATTGGAGCCGAGCGAGCTGCTGTAGGTGCGCTCGGAGTTACTCCAGAAGGTTCTCCTCTAGATCTTATGGGAGAAACGGCCAGGCAATATGAACGGGATGCTACCAATGCTGTCTTTGGCGGCCAGTTCGAAGCTTGGAAAGCCCGGACCCAAGGCGAAAGTTCTTGGTTAGAGGGACTGGGTACAGCAGCTCGGTATAAAGCTGAAGCTGCTTTGTACGAAAATAAGAGTGATTTGGCTCTGATGAGTATTCCCTTTGGTATCGGGTCCAGTTTGATTACTGGATATGGTAGGTATCAGATCGCCAGTAAGGGAGGCAATCCCTGGGCTCCCAGCTATTACGGGGGAGGGTTTGGTTCATGACCATCAAAATTCCTGAGTTTGAGTCACAGGTAAGCATACCCCTTGGTAGTCCTGGTCCTGCCAGCACTTATATCCCTCGACTTCCTGAGAACACTGGCTTGCAAGAACTAGCTAAACAAGCTCAAGCCACCTTTGATGCAGCCCAACAGGTAGCAGTCCGAGGGGTGATGTTTGAAAACCAGCAGACTTTGGAACGGGCTAAACTCGACTTCCATAAAGACCTGAATCGTTTAGTGGAAGAAGATTATCGGAACCTTAAGCCTCCTGAGATTATGGCTCGAGTTTCTGATGACTTTGCGGCCGCTAAACAGCGAGCTCTGGATGCCTTGCCTGAACGCCTGACCAAACAGTTTGATATTTCTGCAGACCACATCGCTATGACTTATGCTCATCCCTTAGTGATGCAGCAGCAGAAGAAACAGGATTTACAACAGCAGTTCGATAATCTCAAGGGTTGGCAGAATGCCGTAGATGAGCTTCCCACTTTAAACGAAGGAGGTCGGGCAACAGCAGCTGGTGCTTTATTGGCTTCGGTAGATAATCCTGGCCCTCACTGGCGCCCTGAAGATATGAGAGCCTTACTTCCCATTCGCCAGGCAGCCATTAACACCATCAATAGCTTGAAAATCTTTCAAGATTTTGACAAAGATCCACAAGGGACACTAAACAAGATTCAAACGCCAGAAGGTCAACGTGAATATAGCCTTATGGGTGATCAGGTGGGTCACATGACCCAGATGCTCATGCAACGGACCACTCAGCGCACTAAACAGTTTTCTGATAACATTATCAGTAACTTCGGAGATTTCACCACAGCTCCCCTTAGTGTGTTCTTCAATAAACAAGCCACTCAAGGGCTGGACCCAACACAGTTAAAGGAAGTTCAAGACAAAGCCATCGTCATGAAGCTTTCGCAGTGGAGCTTGAAAGACCCACCTGGTTTTATGAATTATGTCAACGGTGTTAGCAACAATTTGACCAACGTGGTTATCGACGGCCAACAAGTACAATTGCCTCCAGAGGTGCGGATGCAGGCGCTTTCTCACGCTGCCACGAACTTATCTCAGTGGGAACACCGCTCTGGAGAAATTCTCTACCGCACAGTGGTTACAAATCCAACTGAAGGGGCCAAAATGTTGGAACAGGCTAAGATGCCTGGGAACGCCCAACACTATAGCCCGGCCCTACTTCACAACTGCGAAACCTTGTTAAAAGCCAGGACTGAACGATTTGAACCTGATCCTCAGTATGCCACCGATTACATGAACGCCATGGCCAACAATAATAAAACTTCAGACGGAAACCCGGCCCTGACGATGGACACTCTAACCAAGTGGTATCTGGATGAACATAAAATTGACTACACCACTTACCGAGACTGGTCGAGCCATATCATTCATATTGCTGGGAAGCAGCAGGACGCCATGGACAAGGTCCGGGCCAGTATGGTCAAGCAAATCGACATCGCTTTCCGTAAGGATGCCATGCCTGTAGCTGATTCTCGGGGAACATACGCCTTTGCTTATTACGACTACACCACCAAATTCCATAAGGATATGGATGATTATCTGAATACGTACAAGAACGCTAAACCGGAAGACCTGCTTCGAGCCGGCCAACCTTGGGTGAATGGAGCTGTGGCTGCTTCTATGGACGCCACCAACAAAGCAGCAAAACAACGTTTCGGGGAACGTCCTGGTTTAATAAATAAACTTCCTGGATTTTTAGGGGGGCAGTCTCCTCCTACATTGATAGATACAACCAAAACACCGGAACCTCCACCTCCTCGAGCTTGGAGTCCTCCCAGTAAGAAAGCAGTCAACTCTATTAATGTTCCTCCACAGGGACAGGGATTAGTCTCCTCCTACATTGATAGATACAACCAAAACACCGGAACCTCCACCTCCTCGGGCTTGGAGTCCTTCCGGTAAGAAAGCAGTCAACTCTATTAATGTTCCTCCACAGGGACAGGGATTAGCGGAGCCACCCATTGGGGATTGAAGAGTCTCTTTTAGCCAATCAACCACCGGAACCGGACGCACAGGTTAAGGCCGGTGAAGCTTTAAACACTCCTGACCTCACTACTCCGGAAGACCTTCCCCGGCCGGTGATGCCTATCAGTTTGCCCCATCTCATGAGGGACTACGCTAAAAAGTATGACGTACCTTACGATCTGGGAGCCCGAATGCTCAACCAGGAGTCTTCGGGAGACACCGAAGCTGTTTCTAAAAAAGGCGCTATGGGGTTAATGCAACTCATGCCTGGCACTGCTCAAGGTTTGGGAGTGACCAATCCTTTTGACCCGATACAGAATGTAGACGCCGGATTACGTTATCTGGCTCAAAACAAGAAACTGTTCGGTTCCTGGGCTGGAGCGCTGGTAGCATATAACGCCGGACCTGCCCGTGCGGTATCTGGTGAGTGGGTGAACTTCAAAGAGACTCGGGATTACTTGACCAAAATCTTAGGGCCCGATATTGCCAATCAAGCTATAGAGTCTGCCAAGGCAGGCATTCATCCTCGACAGTGGGCTGATTATGGTGGAGTAGCTGCAGCCGGACAAGGACCCCAGTTGACTGAAGCCGGTAAAGAAGTGGTTTCCAGGGAACAAATGTACCGCAATCAGCAAAACCAGGCTGCCGTCTACATGCCCATTGAAGCCACCAGTGACCCGGCTTTTATGCGGTCTGATTACGAACAGGCACTCAAAGACGGAGCCATTCCCGGAGCTTATTTCTCTACCGGTTGGGCCACCAAATCACACAATCTTTGGGATAGCATCGTAGCTCCCCTATTCGAGATGATGGGAATCACTCCTGAATACAACATCGGGGGAGGCAACAAACCGTGGGAGCTGCGCTGGCAGTTGGAACGCTGGCAGCGACTTCAGGATGGTTTGCCCTTGAATGAAATTGTTCCGGGTGACTTCTCTTCTCCGTGGGGTGCAGAGGATCTTTACTTCGACCAACGTTCTACCGATATGGTGAACAAACCCCTGATCCATTCCATGCGAGAACTGGAATACAATTATCGCACGGCACCCGGGGGGATTCCCATTGAAGGGGCTATGCTGCACGAACTCACCGCCATCGGACAAGCCTACATTAACTCCTTCATGATGGGACTGCCTGGTGCCATCTCTGGCGAAATGGGAACCCCTTTACATGAGACTCTTACTACACCCGGAGCCCTGGCTCAAGGAGCTGCTGAGTTTGCTGGCTTCATCGGTGGTCCTGCTAAGATTGCCGGCCACCTTTATGAGAAGCTGCCAATTCTTGGTACACGTTGGTTGCCGTCTTCTCCGGGGTGGGCTGCCTATCTCAAGGCTGTTGGTGAACAGGGTACTCAGATGGCCATGGCTATGCCTTTGGCAAACTTGGCTCAGAATCTCCAGCACTCCCGCAATGGAGTGGAGGCCTTTCAGAGTTTGTTGAACGATGCCAAGATGGGAGCCCTTATCGGAGCCCTCTATCCTTCCGTGGGCTTCCTTATGGATAACCGAGCCCTACGGTTCGTCACGGCTATGGTCGGAGCCGATCTGATTCGGAGCTTTCCGGATAAATACTCCAGCATGCCGGACATTATCGCCGGCATTCAAAACGGTACGCTCTCAACTCGGGACCTGGCTATGAAAGTTTCGTGGATGCTGGTGGACGGTTATTTTGGGGTCCATCAGATTGGCCGCAAAAACGCTACTCTGAACGAAATGGCCAACCGTTTCGTCAATGAGTGGGGTAGTCTCAAACCCAATGAGTTTGTTGAGGCTCAGAACGCTATCAGTAAGACCCGGGACCTGATGGCAGGGCTTGACCAGATGAAGATCATTCCCTTGGAGCAAAGAGGAACTTATTGGGAGAAGGCTACCTACCTTTATAACCAGATTGGCGCTCAGCTTATGGGTGGCAAGCGTGGTGAAGCTGATGTGCGGAAACCTTTACGGGGAGAGATGGTCAGTCGAGCAGACTTGTCTGAGTTTTTACGGGAACAGGTGACAGCAGCCGGGTTACTCCCGCCCGAACTACGCTCGCAGTACATGGAGCGCATCATGGCTTCCACCAGGGTTTCTAATGATCGGGGGGAAGTGGCAGAGGCCATGAGGGAAACCTACGCTGATTTGCGTACCGACTTGGAGCAGCATGCCAAGCAGACTCCGGAGGTTACAGGAGCTGAAACCAGACCCTTGGAAGAACCGATAGGGGAGAAAACTGTGGTAGGGGAACCGTCGAAACTGACAGAACCTATCGCTGGTCTAGAGGTAGGTTTTCAACCTTCATCCCTGTATCATGGTGGTTGGGCAGCTTTAAAGCAAATGGTGGCAGCGGTGACTGGTTCTCCGGTGGCTCCTCCTCGATTCAACATTGCTTACGTAGAGCAAATGATTCGCAACCAAATGCTCGGTTATCAACGGCAAGCCCTGACTGAACGGACCAACGTGGGTACTCCCATCGAAGGAGAGAGACTGGTCAAGGAACAGTCGGAACGAGGCGAAGTGCCAATTTACGAGTTTGGCGGTCGTACCGGACAGTCTTATCGGGTCAATTTGGTGGACTTCAATAAGGGAGATCCTGGTGGTCCACCTCCCAAGGCAGACTGGTTTGCTACTAAAGAGTGGCGCCTGTTCCAGGGAGAACTGGGTGAGGTAATGGGCCGAGATGAATATATGCGGGCCCTGTTTCGGCATCCGGAGGTCCTGGCTTCCCTGCCTAAGATGGCAGACCGCACTATTGGCTACCGGGAAGGGGTGAGGTTTACCAAGAATGATGTCATGAAGTTGCAGGTGGCAGCCTCTATCGCTACCCTACCCCATAAAGAGTTTCGGTTGCTTCAGGATTATGCCTCTCAGTTTGCTGGCATCAAAGCCGAGGGGAAGTCGGAAGTGAAATACCAGCCACAGACCATCGGCGTGGTTAGTGATGGTCAGACTCAGTTACCGGCAGAGGTTTTGAATCGGTTGGCCATGCGGTTAAGGAGTGCAGAGACCGCTCTGGTTTCGGACGCCGGGACTCCTCATGAGAAGCAGTTGCAAGAAGCTATGACCAGGATGCTCGGTGAGCCTTCTCAGCCGGTGGAACACCGGGAAATATCGGCCACAGAATTACGACAACGGGTAGAACGTGGAGACGCAACTCTGGTTTATGATGACCAAGGTCGGCCGATCACCCAGGAAACCGTTTCGGTTGGCAATCGTACCACGGAGAACGTGCAGCATGTTATTGCTGATGCCAATAATCCGGAGGAAGTGCAGAAGCAGCCGGCCCAGATAGTCAACCAACTCAAGCGAGATGGCCTATTGGTGGTCACCGGGGACGGACCCCGGGCCCAAGAAGCTATCCGGCTGGCCCGAGAGAAAGACGTTCCGGTTTTTCAACTGAACGATGATGGTTCCTGGACTAAACTGGATGAGGTTAAGGGCAAGGCCCGTGATGAAACTCTAAACGACTTGGCTGAAGCCTTCCACTACGACACTCCACAACTTTGGGCTAACATCAAACCGTTGGTTCTACCCAAGAAACTGATGCAGTATTCCAGGGCTGCCATCAACGCTACCAAGGTTACTGCTGAAGAGTTTAGGAAAGCAGGTACAGTGCCTGACTCCGCTTTCGGCAAACTATTTTCCATGTACCTGACCGCAGGGTTGGGACAACGTCGAGCTGACATGCAGTATATTCACGAGACTCTGGACCCGATGATTCCTCAAGGTATGGGGATGAGTTGGGAAGAGTTTCGAGGGTTCTCTGATGCCATGCAGGGAGTGGCTGGAGCTATCTTAGACCCCCAGTTCAAACGGGCAGCCGACATCTATACCCGTTTTAATAAGACCTTTTGGGATGCCTACTCGGTTATGAATAAGAAACTCCGAGGGGAGTTCCAGGATGGCTACTTACGTCAGATGTGGATGCGTGACAAGGATGGTCAACTGATAGTTATCGGTGGACAGAACCTATTTGATACTTGGTGCAAATTACCCGATGAAGCTAGCCAGAAAGCCTTCGTGGAGACCCTAAAGAACAATCCGAAACTCATGGCAGACCGAAAAATAGCCTTTGAGCGCCAGGCTGAGAAGCAAGCCAAGAAGTACGAAGAAAGTCTCAAACAGGATCAGGTGAGCAAACACGACGAACGGGTAGAGAAGGAAGGAGAACCCCTGCAGTCCAAGGATTTCACCCATGATACTTCTTATTTGGAACAGAAACATATTCCGGATTACTCCACGGGCATGATTCTAGGTTTGCTTCCCCGGGACACTAATCCGATTATGCTTATGCGTCGGGACCTCATGGCCAAGATGCGCTGGATGATGGAGGCGAAGCTCATCGACTTTGCCATAAAACAGAATATGGTTGTACCCTGTGAAGCTCCGTTCATTCAGGACATTATCCGAGATAATCCCGATAAGGTTATCTTGACCGGAAAGCCGGCTGACATCTTCCGGGAGACATACGCATCGATGGTTCCGGAACGAGTATTGCGAGAAGCTGAACCAGGAACTCCTGCAGCCACTATGCCGACCACTTTTGCTGTGCATCGAGATGTGGCCACCCTACTGGATC